ACTCTTCAAAGCAGTAACCTACACCTTTCAGGAAATCCTGAGTCTTGTCAACAACGTCATCGAGAACAGTTGCTTCAAATTCTTTAGTTGTTACGGTTGAATCTTCATCAGTACAGATGAGAGTGAACTGAGGCATGTGTCTCCGTTGAATACCTAGGTAATATAGCACACAGATCAAGAATTGTCGAGAGTGTGTGCCACTTCCTGTTCTGCCACCATATGTTCATACTCTTGAACCAAATTTGCTACCCATCCGATCTTAGGTTGAGATCTGTCTTTATCATTGATAGTATATGCAAACGGTCCACGACTTCTAACCCAATGTAAGAACAGTTGACAGAAATGCTCTCCATCGTATGCACCGTGCCTCCAGTGAGTTGTAGTGCATCCTAAGTAGATAACTGCATCACCTGGTTGTAAATTAACCGTGCTACGCTTTCTTGTTATCGGGTGCTCTAATCCCATCGCCCATTCTTTATCAGAACCTAGATGAACTGTTGCTGATATTTCACATGCAGGTCTGTCAGTGTGTTTGATGAGAAATCCATCCTTTTTATACACACGCATATAAGAATATGTTGGAAACAATGAGTCACCAACATAATCAGTCATGAATTTTGTCATGTAATATAATATCTCACCACCTGCAATAGGATTGGGGTGATTATAAACTGGACCATGAAAGTCATCCTTGAGATAAAACTTTTCGTCCATACCTCCATTGACTAGATCCATGTATAGTTCATTACAATACTCAGGATTTACAAATCCCTTGATAATTGTGTATCCATTCTTGAGTAAATCTAGATTAGTAATCATTTAGTTCCCATCCATTTTCTAACATAACAAAATAATATGGACTGTTGTGTGCAACATAATGCAGGAAGATTTGATGATGATAGTCTAACTTTCCTCCAGGCATGGGTTCTCTCCAGTGCTCAGCATCCATCCCATTGTATATAACAGCATCACCATTATTTAATTTTAGTGATGTGCCCTCTACATAAAAATCCCAGGGTTCTTTTAATGTAGTTTCTATCTGAAGTGTTACACTAACCTCACATCCTTCCCAGTCTTTATGTGGAACCAACTCTGTGCCTGCATAGTATACACGGTCAAAATAATATGTAGGAATGAGTCTACGTTCTAGGACATTTTCAAGGACTGGTTTCAACTGTCGATGCAAACTTTTGTATGGAGGATAGTTTGTTCGTGAATATGTGCCAGAGACTTGTCTCTCATCAGAATACAATGTAGGACCTGATTCAGTACGATAATCATATTCTTCATGACCCTCAGTATACAAATCAGGTAAATTCTTCAACAACTGAGGATCAGCAACTTGTCTGATGACAGCATAATTATTGGCATCATAAAATTCTTTTAGTTTCATATCAGATCCATTGCTAATGTATAGCGTTCATATCTACTATCAGATACTGGTGCTGTGTGTCTCATACAGGCAGGAAATACTAAAAGACTGTTCACCTCAGTCTCAATAAATTGATCTTCAAATTGTGTTCCACAGTTGTCAGGTGTCATGTAATAAACAGCAGAATATAATGCTCCACGATGTGTATGCCAACACTCGTGCTGTTTATCACCATCAGTCCAGTTTACCCATGCTTTATCAATGGTGAATCTAATATCAAGATACTCCCAGATCTGTCCTATAAAAATGTTAAAGACATCATCAAATGTACTGTTCTTATGAATATCGGACAAAGTTTGTTTCCCAGGATACCATCCCTCTTTTCCAAAGTATTCAGACAATTCTGCACCTGTCATCAACAAAGGTTTAGCATCTTCAATTAACTGAAGACGCTGATTCTCTGATAGAACATTTGGAATGTAATGAACGATATTCATGTGAAGTAATTGAAATTGATTAACACTCTGACATTCTCATCGGTGCAGGACTTTCCTGTGTGCATTGTATCAGATTTGAAGATAACCATACGGTTTTCTACAGACTCCACTCTATCACCATTTTCAAATTCTGTATACCCATTGTTGGTATTGACGTAGTAAATTGCAGTATGGCAATCATATTTTACATCTCGATGAAACTTACCTAGATCGATATTCTCTGCTCTGGGATTCAAGTTTGCTTTAACTCTCACTAACAACTGTGCATTTAACTTATCAAATATAGGATTTAATATTGCAATGTGTTCACTATTATTGCCGTGAGGTTGCTTGTAGAATGTATGTGTGAACTGATAAAAGTTTCCCTCTTCATTAGCATCATCCACATATGGATTATAAAACCAAGGAAATTCTGGGTTCATTAAATGATCTTGTATTCTACGAAACTGATCGTTTGGTAGAAAATTATCAACGTAAATCATAACTGTGTGGCATACTGTAGTGAGTCTTCAGCGTTATTATATTTACGAAAGTAATCCATACCCTGTTCAGTTATCATATCAAATGCAAGAGTATATCTATCAGGTTCTTTTAATGTATCAGAACTATGTGGAATACATGATGGAAACAATAACAATCGCCCCTTACTATTCTTTATCTTAGTAAGTCCCACATATGGTATATCATAGTCTGTGGTAGTATTATTCTGAGTCAAACATAAGTTACCACTAAGAAAAGAATTTTCATGCAATGCATGTACATGTCGATCTAATGTCATTCCATACTTTTGAGGATAGATCCATCCTCGTATCCATATTCCTTTCTCTTCGGGTATATCAATCGCTCTACAAAAATCTTGATATGATACTCTAATTAAAGTTCCCAATATGTCGATACATTTATGATCCCATGCAAACACATTATAGTGTTCCCACCTATCATTTGCATACAATCCTTCTTGCTCATATTTACGAACTACTTCTAAGATGTTTCCAATGAGATGTGTCGATAAATCATCAACCCACATTTTAGTAGAGAATCTAGGAGCAAAATAATTATTTGCTTCTTTAGATTCCCACGATAATAGTTCAGGCATTTAATCTTTCTCCATATCTAGAATTGAGTTCGATAATATCACTCTTCAACTGCTCAGAATATGGACAACTAGTTTGACATATTCTACAAATACCATCGAGATCCTTAAATGCAGCAGGAGTGTCTACAAAATTAGCACATTCTTCCCAGTCAACTAAATCAAAGTCCATCTTACAATTCATGGGACAGTTAGTTACACAAGGGGCAAGACATCCGATACAATTCTCATAATGGGGTTCATCTTCCACCACTGTAGTTTCATCAAACTCAGCGTTAGTAAGTATCAATTCAATCTTATAATTCATACCAAACTTCTCATGAAATGCCAGAGAAGTCTTTGCTAAAGTGGCAGCACCAGATCTAATTGCAAATTGCTTACGATTTAACACATAATCATCATACGAAAAACTATATCCATCATTACCCCATCGTAGGTTCAAGTATAGAATAATACTTGGTAGAAATACATTCTTAAAGTGATAATCATATGCCACTCTACTGAAAACATTCCATACAATAACAGACTTACACTTATCACTGATAGAAAAATCTCTACCATGAGAATCAGGCATCGATGTATTGTAATGATCTTGTGCTCTCTGCCTGATTAGATCTGGTGGTGGTGTAGTTACAGAGAGATCATACAATAAAGGAGTGTCTTCAATAACATGATCGATTGCAACTCTGATGTCACTAAGTTTCATAGTTGGACCCAATGAGATTTTCTGTTATTGAATATATCCTCATTATACACCACTTCAGTGATAATATCAAATGCTACAGTGACTCGTACATCATCATGATTGTATTCATCTGTATAATGCTCCAACCAATTAGGGAACAAAGTTACCTTACCACGTTTGTTCTCGGAGGAATATAACTTCTTACTATATGGTATTTCATAATGAGTTTTAGTGTCATAATCATCAAGACAAATATGACCACCAAGGTAAGTATATTGACTATCCCAATGATGATGTTGCTTCAAACTATCACCCTTTCGTAATACATTTGCCCAACACTGAACATAGATTCTATCTTGCCATTCGTATCCCAACTCAGTAATCATATTGTCATGCGATGAGCGAATAATTTCTTTCACAAAATGCGCTCCATCCCATTTCAATAAGTTATAACAATTAGACCTAGATGTCATACTGTTATCACCCAGACCAGTATTCCAGTCATGAGTATATGGATTTGACTTGATAATCTCTCTTTCCTTAGATAAGATTAAAAATTTAAGTTCACCAACATCAACAAAGTTTTCATACATCCAGTAATCAAATACTGGTGCAAACTTTGTCTTTGGCGGGTCATTTTGAAATTGAATTAGTTTCATATCGATAAGAATTGACTCATGGCATATCTACCTGTACCTACTACAGGTGTAACTTCGTGCCATAAAATCGATGGAAAGATCACCAGCGAGTTATTTAGACATGGCACTTTTATACTGTTCTCAACTATAAGTTCTCCACCAGTAAATGTCTTTGGAATATCATGAAAGTATGTAATTGCAGTCACACAGGTAGAATCAATATGACATTTGTAATGATTACCCTCATTAAAATAATGAATCTTAGTATTGTCTTCTGTAGACTCACCAACATATCGATAAAATGTGTGATATGACTCTAATGTAGTTGTGACTTCTCTTGAGAACAATTTACGATTGGTTTTTAGAATCTGTGATTTATCTCTCTCACCATCATAGTAACCATCTAGATGTAATCCCTTACCATTCTTTAATGGAACACCATCACGAACTGCACTACCAGTTCCATACTGTTCATCATAATTAAAAAACAATCCCTGTTCTGTAAGACTATGCAACTCAGTCATGATTCCATTCAATTCTTCCTTTGAATAGAAGTTTTGAATGTAAACAACAGGCATGTTGGATACTATATTAAAAATGATATTCTGCACGTTCAATGTCCCTCACTTTGTTCCATCGAAATACGATTGCCTTTTGAAATTGTTTCTCTACAGGCAATAACTTAAATTCATGTGAACATCCATGAACTTCCCAGCAATACAAATATAATGTTCCTGTAGTTAAAGAAACAACGCTTACGAAGTTTCCGTTTGAATTAACTACCTGGTCTTCAATCTCTTCCATCTCTGCATAATCGGCAGTCGCATTAAACTCACTATTAAGAATACTTTTGATACCCTCTGCAAGTTGTTCATAAGATCCAGAGAAAGGTGTCTCAATATATTCTGGAAAGATATATGTCTCTCTTGGATTTAATATCTGAGTCATTAGAAATAATTGAAGTTGATATTTGCTCTGAATTGAGCATCAGTGCAAGTTGTGCTGTGATGAGGTACTTGAGGATCAAATAATAAAATTCGATTTGCTACAGACTCTACATAAGTGTCACCAATAACAGTGTATCCATCACATGTGTTCAGATACAGTATAGCAGCTTTGTGGTCAAAATCCAAGTCAACATGATCTTTATGATGGACCAAAGTATCTGTTCTTGGATATAAATTTGCTTTGATTCTCATGAATGATCGAACACCAAGAAAGTCTCGAACATCATTACCCCATGCTTTCAAATGATCGCTAGTTACAGTATCTTTATCATAATATAAATGAGTGAAGTAACAGTTATCCTCCTCACCCATTCCTGATATATTTCTCTCAAGATACCAGGGTAAGATTTGTGATTCACAGCATTGCTTTCGTATAAAAGAAAATACGTTTGGATGTAAAGCGCGATCAATAATTTTCATAACTCTGTGAACTCCCTGTTAAGTGGCAAAGATTCATCTATTCCATACCATGCAGAGATAGTATATCTATCTCCTTTTAAGATATTTGATACTGCATGTCTCCATTCACAACCATCGAAGTATACAGTTCTACCTGCCATAGGTTGTACGTCAACACCACCAATGATAGTATGACCTCCGAGATAATCATCATTCAAATATGTAATTGATGCGCCAGTTGTAGTCTGTCTAGTTACATCATAATGATACCCTTTTGCTGCACCAGCAGGATACTTAACAATCTCCACATTCTGCAGAATACTAAACCTTTCATCATGATCTACATGAGACTTAATTTGTCTAGTTAGATCGACAAGTTTATAGTATTGTTCTGGAAGGTTTGTTCTACCCATTCCACCAGCATCCATGCTCAGAACTCTAGTTTCATCCCAGACATAGGTCTTCAATATATTATCATTGAAGAACTGTATGAGTTCTTGTGATAACTCAGGAGTTATTTGTGTTTGAGAAACGTAAATCATCTAAAGGGAAATCCACAATTCCAGGTTACTAAAGAGTATCTTACTCCTGATGTTACTGGGTTTACTTTATGATAGACAAATGATGGGAATACTACTAGGGATCCTTTCATATCTAGTTGTTCACATACAGTGAGTTGATCTCGATTATGATGAAACTCTAGAGTGCCACCTTCAAATTCATCAGGATCATTCAACAATAGTGTAGTCGATAACTTTCTATATCTTCCCGCTAAACTTCCATCGGTGTAAGTATTTGTCGCCATATCTGGATGCCAGTCATAGAATTGCCCAGGTTTATATTCAGTGAACTGTGCTGATTCTGATATATCCCATTGAAAGTTCCATCCCGCATCTTCATTTGCTTTGTTGATAAGGGGACGCAAGATATTAAAGATCCAAGGTTCATCCAACCAAGAAACATGAGAGTTTCTAACTTTAAGGAGATCATCAAGTTCTTCTTGACTTAACTCCTCCAGTTCTTTAGGAGACTTCTGATTTACTTGCCCAAGTTTAGTACACTTTGCCTTACCCATTGCGATGATACGATCACATATTTCAGGTTTGATTGCACCCCTGAAATACCAATAAGAGTTCTCTAAATTCATCCGCCGTTCCACTCCGTATAATCAAAATCAGGCAATAAGTAAGTATACCATCCCGTAGCGATATATTTAGTTTGTGTAGGAGATGTTACACCCCTGTGAACATGTGTCCAATCACAGGGCCAAAATACCGACAATCCTTTCTCTGGTTGTATTGCTAACCCCTGATGATACCACTCAGTTTCTCCACCATCAGTCACGTCATTCAAGTATGTCATGAATACCAAGTGACGATATGAGTTAAGATCTTTATACGATGATCTCTCCATATGCCACTTAAAAAATCCTTCGCCAGGATTATACTTCTGGATATTGAAGTTAGTGTTCAATCCCCATGTAGCATGTGATTGTGAGCACCAGGGAAACTCTGCGATATACTTATCACATACCCCACCAAGTTCATCCAAGTAATTTTGAATCCTAGAATCAGGTGTTCTAGGTATAACTGTAATGTCTGTAGATACTTTCGACACAGGATCAATACCCTTGCCAACTTCTCCTGGTTTCTTATCAGGAGACTCCTCAAAGTATTCTATAAGACCATCACATACCTCAGCAGATACTTTCCACCCTGCAATAAATCCTGCCTTCATAAGTTTAGATTGAATGAGATTGCAATCTTTTCTTCACCAATTTGTTTGTCTGTTCCATGCATCATGTCACTGGTAAACATTAACAAAGAACCAGGAACACAAGAGTACTCAGCAAACTGAGCATTATATTGTGTGTATGTAGTTGGTTCTGGCAACATGCTAGGAGTATTATAGAACTTAATCCTATCACGCATATCACATTTTACATAATAAACGCCAGAAAGTAAAGACCCATTATGTAAATGAGGAAACAAATAATCCCCCTCACTGCTAATATTTGCCCAGCAGTTTTCAAAATGTAATGTATCTAATTCTTTATAACCTATCTCAGACAAATACTCTTTTGCATGAGAAAAGATTGCCTGTCTCAATCCTTTAAGACGGGCAACCTCAAATATATTTGTTCTAAGTTTATGCGTCGAATCTACATTCAGCATAGAATCACGCATTGTTCCTACCTTAGAGATAGCAGTTTTAATCTCTTGTTCGTAGGTTTCTAGATTTTCATTCAGGATGTTTGGTTCAAACAGGATTGCTCTTGGAAAGCACGCAAAGATCATAATGATGAATAATAATTAAACTTCTTCCCACCTCTGTGTAGTTGAATTAAATCTGTAATTTACTCCAATACGCTTCGTTGGTGCGGTATTTTGATAGGTTTTGGTTTTATTATTCCAAACCCAATCTTGAGGTTGTCTAGCAGCATTTTGTGAATACTCAGATCTATCCTCAAAAGGCATAGGATTACCTGCGTTATCAGTATCCTGTCTTCCCTCAAAAGCAGTATACCACTGACATGTAACTGGGTCAAGTATACATTGCTCATCTAACCAACGTTCGGCAACAAAAGCATCTCTACCTTCATCATACTTACCACCGATAGAAGCATAATTCTTTCTGAAAGGTGTAGTATCACCCTCTCCACGATGTTCATTCGCTTCAGTATTATATGAAGTTTGTTTGAATGTAAATCCAGGGTTTGCTGCTTCCAGTTTTTCTGCGCCAATATGTTCGCGCTCAACACCATTTTCATCCTGAAGTAACTCGTTATCGACATATACTACATCGAGAACGGTATTAGTGTTTGGATCTAATTTAGCGAAATGTGCCATGATTTTTTACTGGAACTTATACTTGACAATAACAACACCTGAACCACCATTGCCACCCTTGGGCTCAGGATAGTTACGAGGATCTTGGTCAGCAGCACCACCGCCACCGCCACCTAAACCAGCAGTACCGTTTGTGCCATTGCCGTTAGGGTTAGTAGCACCAGGTCCACCACCACCTGTGCCACCCTCAGGGTTATGAGGACCACCAGGATAGTTTGCACCACCACCGCCACCTCCATAGGTAACAGGTGATCCACTGATAGCAAAGGATCTACCATCACCACCTTGAGCAGGTCTACTGTTAGGACGGTTGTAACCAGTCTCTCCTGCTTGGTTTGCACCACCGCCACCACCTGATGTGCCGTTCTGCGAAGATGCACCCCTACCGCCAGGATAACCCTGTCCAGGGACACCAGAACCAGCAGGTTGGTTATATCCTTCACCGTCAGTGCCGTTGCCGCCTCCAGAACCACCAGGACGACCATCCTGATCCTGTTGACCGCCACCACCACCGCCAGTTGCAGTGAATGAACCAAACTGACTGTTACCGCCGTTACTACCCATACCGTTTCCAGTACCGCCAGTGCCACCACCACCAACGTTCACAGTATATGTTTGAGCACTAACAGAGAAGTTATATCCACCAGAGTGGACCACACCACCTGCTCCACCACCACCAGCAGATCCAAAGTTACCATTTAGACCAGAACCGAATCCACCGCCGCCACCACCGCCAGCGACGATAAGATATTCAACGTTATTATTTGCAGAGTCAGATGCAATCTGATTAACAGTAAAGTTTTGAGCACTACTGTTAAATGTATGAATCCTATAATCACCAGATGTTGTTTCTGTTCCACCACTTGCAATGATGAAGGTTTCTGTAGATCCACCTGCTTCTGCCCACTCGGTGCCGTTCCAAACTTGAACTACTTCGTCAGTAGTGTTGTAGATCATAGCACCAACAGAAGGCGTCAATGCATCCCTCTGAGTGGTAGTATAATTTGGTAATCTTAGTGAACTGGTAACATTTAGGCTACCAACATTTACTTGTGACATTGTATATACTTGAAGAATTACTGCCAGGCGTTGCCGCTGCCGCCAGCGACAGGTTTATATGTTTTAAGAGTCCCGTTATTTGGACCCGTTAACACATAGATTATAGCACCAAGTTCACCCGTAGCAGGTAAATCATGCTCGGGGAATACTGGCAAATTAAGTGCAACGGATGGATTGACCGTTGCTATAGTTAGTTTTCCTGATGCCATAGGTCAACTTAGTTACTTTTTTATTTATACACCAAAACGTGTTCTAGTCCTAGTGTAGTGATCTAATACTTGAGCATCAGACCATACTTCATTGAAAAGGAACATTTGTGCAATGTCGCCTTCATAGTAAACATTGTTTCTAGAACCATTATTACCACCTGCCTCAGAACCATCACCAATAAATCCCCAACGTCTAGTTCTTGCACCGAAGTAACTAAAGTTGTGAGATTGAGTTCCATCTGGTTGTCCATCACCAAAGAATCTAATCTGATTATTATCTGCAGAAACAGTAATAACAGCAAAGTGCCAGTTACCGTCATTATAAGTTCGGTTACCATGAATATCATAATAACCGCCATTATTACTATATCCAGAGAACTGAATTTTACCAGCAGTACCAATATTGAATGAGATAACTTCAGATCTATCCCAGTCCAACCATGACCAGTTTCCAGAGTCCCAACCACCGCCAGAATCAGGTGTTCCGTAACTAGTTCTAAACCAAGTTCCCATGGTGAAATTATATAATCTACCATTGTTCTGGGGACCATGCTGACCACCATTTGAATAGTTTAGATCATTGATCCAACCATAACCAGTGCTACCATTAAATGCCCAATATCCAATAGATCCATCTCCGCCAGGAACTGAAGAATTATAAGTTACACCACTATTCATGGTGCAATTTGCATTACTTACATTTGGGTGAGAGTTTTTAGACAACCAAACTTGACCACTAACTTGATCTGATGCACCATCCCAAAATGCTTCAATAGAAGTAGCATCCAGTCCTGTATATGGAGCAGCACCACCACCGCCACCACCAGTGCCAGTAGATTCTGCAAACTGATTCCATTCTGTTCCGTTATACACTTCCATAGCATTTAAGGAAGTATTATAGCGAATCATTCCCGCAGAAGGAGATGATGGGCGTTGATCTGTTTTACCCTTAGGTATTCCTATAGCAGAATCAGGTCCAACAATGGACAATCCACCCAAAATATTTAAGTTATTAGGACATTCGATTTCAAAGGTTGGTTCCTGACCTTTGATGGAGTCTACTTTGATATTACTCATTATTGTCCAAAATTGTATCTAGAATTAAGACTGTTATAATTCTGTGACACTTCTGCCGCAGTAAGTCCTTTATTATATATTCTAACTACGCCTGCTCTACCATACCATCTATAACCATCACCATCACCAATCTGAATAATTGCAGATCCACCTTCTAAATCTCCAGATTTATTGACACTAAAAACTTCACTACCATTCCAATATCCTTTTACTTGTGATCCGTTATATGTCATCACAGCATGATTCCAAGCATTCCAAAAATTAGTTGTGTTGGAGTTAACAACAAATTCTCCCGACATTCTACCACCGCCAGCGTTAACCCAACATCTGAATTGATTAGAACTATAAGTTCCTAAACTCATAGTAGTATCTTGCCAATCAATAATACGACCATATGTTGAGAAAGAATCATTGGTTTGATTCCACATTGCAATCTCCATAGTCATTTGATTACCAAAATCATAACTTGGTGAGTTTGCAGAACCGTTGAATTGTAGATAGCTCTCACCACCAGCAGTGCCAGTACTATATCCACTCATAGACCAATTGCCCATATTAGTTGCAGCAGGAGCAATATTAGTCCAAGTAGAACCAGATCCAGAGTAAGATGCAGGATTACCTGCATCTAGATATGCAATAAGACCGTCAGTAACCCAAGAACCGCCAGCAAGAGTTTCCCAAGCAGATCCAGTATAAAATTCTAAGGATGCAGTTGTTGTGTTCCAACGCATATAACCTGCTGCTGGAGATGAAGGTCTCTGCGCTGTTGTTCCTGTAGGTAATTGTAAAGCGCCAGTGTTACGACAATCAATAGTACCAGTCTCACCAATCTGCAAAGTATGTCCCGTAGGAACATTTACCTGACCAAGAGATGTAGCAACACCATTCAGTTTTCTAATACGAAGTTCACTCATTTAGACCTCTCTCCACTCCGATCTAGCATAAAAATTAAATTTTCCTGTATCTGTATTGAAATATAATGCACCATCTACAGATTTATTTGGACGCCTACTTGCGGGTCCTGCAGGGAATGGAATCCACTGCTGATTGGCAACATTTAATTGTCCCCTAACAACTAAAGTATCTTCTACTGTAGGACGAAAATTAGGCGAATTACCTTGAACATTTGCAGCCTTAATTTCCATTAGACAATACTCCAACTACCACCTGATTCTACTGTAACTGTATAACCTGAAGCAACTTCGATAGGTCCAGCACTCATACCGTTTGCAAACTCACTACCTGCGGTTGGTCCAACTGTGATGTTTTCTGAGATCGTATTAGCATTAGTTCTAATAATACTATCGTCACCTAATGCAGGACCACCGCCAGACACAGATGCCCAACCTGCACTACCAGATCCATCATCTGCCTTATAAATCTCAGCAGCATCGGTATCTGTATTAAAACGAATTGTACCAACAGAAACACCTGTAGGTCTATTAGCAGTTGTGCCAGCAGGAATCCTCAAAACACTAGTTTGATTCAAAAATGATAGTGTAGTTAATATTGCTGCGGTTGAAGTGGAAATCTGGTTTCCACTAATTCTTGAAATAGCCATGTCGGTTAGATTACCTCCTTATTATTTAGATAGGCAGTTCGAGAATGTGAACCGTATCAGTTGACAAAGGTGCATCACCAGAACTGAATACTACGTTCGCGCCTGCCGAATCAACTGTATAATTTGTTCCTGCAATTTGTGCAACACCATTCAAAAATACCAACAGAGAATCATCGGTGTGCTGAATACCACCACTATAAGTAGAAACGGCAAATGTAAGAGTTACACCATCACCAGTGTAAGACTTAGTGATATACTTGTCGGCAGCAACACTTCCACGACCAGTAACAACCAAGTCACCATCTACCTTAACGCTACCATCTACCCCGACCCTAAAGCCAGATACAGCAGCAGTACCAATACCAATATGTTGCTCCCCAGAGAAAGTAGCAATTTTAATGTCACCAGTATCCGTGAGACCAAACTCGTGCCACGTTCCACTGTAATAAATCCAACCAAGCGACTTACCAGGTGACCAATTGATATTGTAAACAAG